ACCCCACCAACCTTTTCGATCTGATTCTTTTTGAGGCAATTCTTCCTCGGTGATTCTCTGATCGGAAAATAACGAGATCAAAACCGCAGTCTCGAGGCCAGCATCAGCCTTTAGATCGCCGTTTTCATATTGAAGGCAAAAGCTAGTGCCATCGAAAAAAATACCAATATCGCTCATGTAACCGCATCCACATAAACCCCAGAAGATGAACCTCCGGGAATTGTTGTCGTAACAACCATTTGAGTCGTTAAAATATTGATAATGATAACCGCCATAGCTGTCGCATATTTATCCATTTCAGCCGGATCAGCCGGAGCGCCAAATTGGTTTTGAAACTCAGTCTTTATCAAGGTTTCAATTGTAGCTTGGACAAGTGCCATTATTCGACCTTTGTTTTCGTTGATAAAGCCGTAGAAGGTAGCGGAGTCGATGGGGGAGAAGTAGGAGAACCCGGAGCCGAACCAACGTGAGTATGGGTATCAAGCCAAGTTTTCAAACTCTCACCCTTTACCGCGCTCTCTCCCGAAAGCTCATCACCTAAAAAGATATCATTCGCGTTTATCTTCACACCCTCAGGAGCGGTTAATTCTAGGCTTTGATCGGCTTGGTTTAGCTTTATTGTAACACCTGAGCGGTTATAAATAAATACATCACCCTCGGATCCGCTAGGCCGATATTCCCTATCATCCGTTGCCACAACCACACCATTAGCGCGGTTTCCTCCAACGAAAACAACTAAAGCCTCAGTGCCAGAAAAAGGAACCGACGAAAAGCCGTACTCCTGAGCGCGTTCAACCGATCCTAAAACCTCATCGGCTAACACCTGAAGCTTAAGCCTTTGAAGCTCTCCCGATGAATCTTTAACCGAATCGATCACGGCCTTGGCAATGCCCAGCTTGACTCGTTTAGCAAGCGGCTCAACCATTTGACGGATTATTGATCTGATATCGTTGACGTTCATAATTTAGGCGATAGCTCCAAAGCTTGCTCTCTCGTAAGGGTTTTACGCTTCCAACCGAGATCGTCGTTGATATCTTTCGACTTGGTTTTCTCAACCCTAAACGAATCAGGAGTTACAAGCCCTAAAGTGGTTAGAGTACCCGAATCAACCGACTTCTCAAAGCTCACAGACTTTATAAGCATAGTTGCGTTAGAAACGCCGATAAAGCCAGCGTTAACAGGCACCAAATCACCAACCTCCCAAAGCTCACCCAAAGCGCCTTTCGTCCAACCTTGCACCGTAATCGATACTTTGTTGGATTGCCTTTTGCGAATATCAGCCTCTTGCTCGGCTTGCGTTTGAACCGATACATTATCAACCTCCGCATCCGACAAAATGATTTTTGCTCGCGTCCGGCCTATGCCAGTATCATCGGCAACGCCTTTAGCTTGGTTTTTGATTAAACCCCAACCGAGATCATCATTCGATGCCTGACCTTTAACGATATAGGTTGAAAATCTTTCGCTATGATCTATCTCGATACTTGCGGTTAAGATGTTTCCATCTTGCTCTAAAGCGACCGGAGAAGTTGGGAGCTGAAAGGAATTATTTCTATTGAAGATTACAAGGTTTCCCTCGCCGTCCGTTTTAAGATTAAACCCTTTAGGCTTGCCCTCTTTTGCAAGGATTTCCATCATCGTATCACCTTGCTGATAGCGAAACTTAAAAGGCTTATCGCTACTTGCTAAAGCAGGGTTTTCATAGGTAGCAGTTAGACCGAAAAAACTAGCTAATTTATTCGCTAGTGCCAAAAAGGTTGTAGATTCGATTTCGTTTTCTTCAATATAAGAGCAATCAACTAGATCACTGGTTAAATCCCTACCTGTAATCGTGACCGATCTATCATCCTTTGAAATGCTCGCATCGATCTTGTCAATGTAACCAGTTATCACAGGCTGCTTTCTAGTTCCTATTTTCACAGACACCGCAGCACCCGGCTTTAAAGGCCACTCGTCTCCGGCCTGTCTCCACTTGTCAACAAATTCCATTGTAAAAGTACCGATAGGAGAATCTAAATCTCTTGAAATCGATAAGGATTGCCAAGGCTGATAAGAAACGCCGTTTATAAAAACGTTCACAGCATCTTTCTCTAAAAGGCCAGCGCCGTTTAGAGTTGAGGTAAAACTGTTTTTGATTACGTTTATATCAACCACTTATTCCGGTATACTCCCCAACGGCTAAAAACCCCGGATGCCTCACGCGATTTCGGTCGATAAAATCAACCTCATCCTCAAGATTTTCATTTAGATCATAAACAACCACCAAAGCAGGTAGGATAACCTTTGTTTCAATTGTGACCTCGCTTGCGGTTACGGCGTTTTCATTTGGGATCGTTTTGATGATCGTGCCTTTAAGATCAAAAAAGGACTGATACAAATCATCATCGTCGATTAGATCAAGCTGAGATTCAACCTGATCAATTAAAAACTCACGTTGCTCATCGGCATCTTGAATAGTTTTGTATTCTTTAATTACCGATTGCTCGGAAAGGGAAACGATCGCAGCTTGCTTAACTAGGTTTTGATATGCTGATTTAGCTACTTCTTGAGCTACCTTTGAAGGGGTATTAGCTTCAATGGAAACCTCATCATCATTAAACGTCAAAAGGCTTGAGAAAACCGATAGCGTTTGATCCCGCCCGGAGGTTGAATCGATCGCATCAGTTACGTCCTCCTCGACATCGGCAACCACCTCTTTTAAATCTTTAATAAGGTTGATCGTCTCAGTCGATAAAGTTTCGCCGTTTCTAACTAAAGTCGATGTATTCGTTCTTAAGTTAGCTAGCTTTTCATTTAATTCCGCTTTTTTAGCCGGGATACTTGTAATCGCCTCAATCGATCCCTCAACCGTATCGAGAAGATTGGTAACTAAAACCGTAACCTCATCGATCACAAAACCCGGCAAATTAGTGAGATCGTAAACAGATTGAAAAGCCGCATCGACCGCATCGACCGCATTATTTGCAGCATCGAAAAAAGCCGCAATCTGATCGAAGATTCCAGCCGGAAAATTAGGCGCTCCCGCATCCAAAAACTCTAACGAGAAGCGGCCTATTCGGCCTTCTCCGATATCTTCAGAGAAATTGATTCCAACGCATTGAACCGTTTTTACACCAAGGTAAGGATGAACTAGCTCACCCGGTCCCGGTTGCTCGCAAGCATCGATCAAGTTATCTCTTAGGCGAAAATAATCATCCCCTAGAACGTGCCCAGTGATAGAAAATTTTCTAGTTTTTAAGCCGATATCTTCAGCGAAAGTTTTGTTTTGATCAGGAGCCTCATGGGGAACCGCATTTCTACCGGCTTTAAACTCATGAGAATCGATAAAAAATGGAACCCCTCGAAAAGAGGCTTGCTTTAATCTTCTAGCCCAAATTCCTATCGGCATTATAAAGTGCTCCCTACTAATCCGGTTGCAAGGCTAACCGTAGTCCCTTTCGGTAACTTGGTATCTTTGATTTTCGCGCCGCCCTGAGGAGCTTTAACTTCGATCTCTAGTTTATTCTTTTGGGTTGTTTCGCTTATTGACTGTTCTAAAACAGTCTTTTGAAGCGCACCGCCTCCAATGGTAGCGATCAAGCTTTTTAGATCGACACCCTCGGCCGTATTTTTCTCAAGCTCTAATAGCTCAAGCTCTCTTTTTAAATCTCGATCGGCCTTTTCTTCTCGCTCTTTTTCGCGAGCCTCCTCGATCCCTAGAAACTTACCAAGGCCGGGTATTTTCATAACAAGAGAATCAGTGAAATTATTAAAACTCTCCCACATATCATCAAATATCTGAGAGAAAAATAGGCTAATTTTTTTCCAGTTTTTTATCAGCATAAAGCCAGCTACGCCTATAGCTGCTATTGCTAACGGCAATGCCACGGCCGCACCCGCAGCGGCTCCAAAAGAAAGTCCTAGCCCTGTAAACATAGTAATCAATGCAGGCATCACAGTTAGAAAGCTACCAAACATCATAAGCAAAGGACCGAAAGCAAAGGCCGCAGCTCCTACAACCAACCCCATTTTAAGCATTTCAGGGTTAGCTTTAGAGATATCACCGAATAGCTTTCCGAGGCTTTCGGCGGCTTCTCCAACCACACCCAAAAGACCGCTCTCGCCTAAAGATAATTGCAATCCTTCAAAGGCTGATTTCATTCTAGTAACCGAGCCGGTCGCGCCTTTTTGCATGGTTTCAGCCATTTTTTTCGCAGCGCCTTCAGCTTTATCGATTTTTTGGCTAAATATCTCTACAACATTGACCGCGCCGCCCGCTTGTTTAGCAAGTTTTGAAGCGCCTGAGATCGCACGTTGACCGAAAACATCTTTCAATAATTTCATTTGACTGGCTTGCTCAAGCTTAGGTAACGCCTTACCAACCTGAGACATGATAGAAGAAAATGAGTTAAGGTTTCCGTTTTGATCTGTGATCTCAACGCCTAAATCCGATAAACCCTCTTTTACTTTGGGAGTTATCGTTGATAAACCTAAAAACATTTGCCTCAAAGTAGTACCAGCCATCGAGCCTTGAATACCGATATTACCTAAAAGGCCAGTCGCAGCCGCAGTATCTTCTAAACTCAAACCGAAATCATCAGCAACCGGAGCCGCTAGTTTCATCGTTTCAGCTAACATCTCTAAATCAACGTTAGAGCTTGCCATAGTCATCGCAAGGGTATCGGCAACCTTACCCATTTTGTTAGCTTCAATGCCAAAAGCACCCATGATATTCGATGCAACGTCAGCCGTTCGAGCGATTTCAGTATTTCCCGCAGCGGCCAAACTTAAAACACCCGGTAAGGCATTATAGATTTTTTCAGTATCAAAACCGGCTTGAGCCATAAATACCATTGCATTCGCAGCCTCAACGGCCGAAAATTTCGTGCTAGCTCCCATCTCTTTTGCTTGAGCCTTCAAATCATCTAAAGACTTTCCAGAAACCAAAGCTTTCGCCTCAACCTCATTCATAGCCTTTTCAAAGTCTAAAGAAGTCCTAACAATCGAAGCGCCGAAAAACCCCAGAGGAGCCGTTAAACCCGCAGTTAAACCAACGCCAACGCTTTTCATCCCAGCGCCAACTTTGCTCAAGGCTTTTAATTTTTTCTGATTTGCAACAAAGGAATTATTTAGGCCGGTTAATTTGCCTTCAAGGTTTTCGACTTGCTTGCCGATACCTTTCAGGCCAGCGCTGGCGGCGTCTTTAAGAGATACCTTTATTATGCTTGTTGGCATACTCGTAACACTCCCGCTCAAATTCGCCGAAATCTTTCAAGCGATCAGCCCAGAAAAATAAATCATCAGGATACAAACGATCAATTTCGCTTGGCTGAAAATGAAATTTCCCAGCTAGGACTGCTACAATTTTAGCCCAGTCTAGGGGGAGCCTTGCAAAAAACCGTGAATAATTTTTTGAACCTCAACCATATCTGAGAGATCAATTCTCTCGCATTTCGGCTCATCGATCCCGGTTGATTTTGAGATCAATTCGATAATCTCGGAAACGGAAAGGTCAGTCGGATTTTTTACAGTTTTCAAATCGCCGATATGTAACCGGCGAAATTTTAACTCGCAAATATCCGGCGAGCCTTTCCATTGAATCGGATACTTTAGCTCTAAAGTTTGAGCCATTTCTAGACCTCTCTAGCAGACTCAGCCATAAACTCGGCGGCTATCTCAGCCTCCTCGGTTGTGATATCGCCTTCTCCGGTCCAAGTCGCATTTCTATACGCGATTGTTTTGCCGTTATTCAAGCTTAAAGTAAGGTCGGCGTCAACCGTATTAAGTAAGGCCGCAACGTCAAGATCAGGCTGATCGGTGATAACACCCTCAAGCTTTGGAGCCTGAGGCATCTCTTTAAAACCATGAACCCCATCAGCACCGACGATCATCTCGCGTTTCGGCTCGCCTAGATTGTAAGTCCATGAGCCTTTTGCTTTGTATTGAACGCCGTTAGCCTTCACAAAAATGATTCCTGCAATTCTACTCATCTCTTAAACCCCTCTAGAGAATGAACGCGATTTGCACACCGGCAACACGCATCTGGTTGATTAAATCAGGCGAAATTAAAAAGTCTAAACGATTTCTATCCGTCGCACTTCTTTCAACGATTAGATCGCTGATGAATTGCTCAGCATTTTCAACCAAGCCAGCTAATTGCCATTGCTCAAATTTATTCACCGCATAAGTTTTTCCAACGCTAGGAGTCATGATCGGTTGACCCGCATCGTAGTCGTTTCCATCATCGGCTAATTTGTGGCGCGGATAGCGGCTCAAGAAACCGTTTCTAAAGTCGTATCGGATGAATGAAAGAGTGAAGAAAGTATTGCAATCGAGATAGCTCACATCGTCGCCGCCCGAAGCATTTTGACGATAAGTTGAGATAGCTCTTTCGATTCTTACAACGTCTCCGGCATCTACTGAGAAAGTAGAAATACCATCATACAAATGAAGGTTTCTTTCTTCTAGAGATCGTCTCTCTGATTTCTCAGGAGCAAGGATTCCAGTTAAAGCCAAAGTTTGAAACGGTCTAGCCGGATCAATCTCAGCACCACCCATCATTGCAGCGGCGTAAGCACCCGCCCAGCGAGGAGCATAATCGGGACCGTAAGATCCCATGATAGTCAAAAAGCGATCGTTTCTTGATTCGCCTAAA